AATCTTGATGATGTAATCGGTAGGACTAAACTGCCTCCAAGTTGCATACTGGGAAAGAATACCGCCATTGTATGCAGTATTTGCAAGATCTTCGGTGAAAGTACCCGCAACGGATGTATAAACCCAGTTGACATTTCCATCAGAAACTGTACCCACAAGATGTGTGGGAGCAGTGGGACCAGAAATACCAGTGCTAGATGCGGTGTAGATCTTGCCGTCACTGTAAACTTCATCTCCAGTATTATATGTGAAGTTCTCTGTCCACTGAGGTGTGGTTGTTTCAACTTCAAATACTCGCGCAATCAGGTTGATATCATTTGCAGTAGACTTCAGTTTCTTGGTTTGATCGAAGTTACCGATAATTCTACCAATTTTACAGAAGTTAGTTCCGACTTCAACAATAGTACCGTAAGCACTCACAACATCCTGACCACCAATCGTGGTGTATTGCTGCAAGACCGAACCCTTAGTGAAGGTTGCAGGTTGATTGAACGAAATAGTCTTAACAGCATCGATGCTTGTGTACAGAGCATCACGCAGATAAAACTTAGGAATAACTGTTGTGGACAACAGCAATTTCTTACCTAGAGGTGTGGGAATAGTTGCCGTTCTGGTTTCGTATGTTTCGTCGTGGGATGCGAATGAATATACACCCTCAACGTTGTTGGAAACAACATCACCATAGTCCAGAATCTGCAAACCTGCAGGTCCAAGTGCCCAATCGCTAGATGTAATTGCCTGAGTGTTATATGTGAAGTTATTGATAGCTGTGCCGATCTCAATCGACATATCCGCTGCAATAGTAGTCAGTGCATAGGTACCAGTCTTGGTCTGCTCACGATCCAGTTTGAAGGTGAATGCATCAGTTTCCCTATTACTACCAACTGCCTGTGTAGGAGTAAAGGTGTCATCATACTTAACCAATGTCGAGATAGACAGGTTATCAATCCAACCATCAACAGATGTGGCAGCAGCAGGGGTTGCATCACCGCCAACATAAACTTCAGCAAGGTTAGTGTCAACGGTCGTACTGGTAACACTCAGAACAGATGTACCATTGAGGAAGATCTCATACTGATAGTTACCAACACCAGGAGAAGACTTGACAAAAGCAACGTGAACAAATCCTTGGTTGTTAAATGCAGTCCAGTTAGTTGTGCTTGTGGAATAATAAGTATTTGCACCCAACTCCAGTTTTACTTTACCGAAGTTTGCATCTCCAGAAGTACCAACAATACTTACGATTGCATTAGATCCTGTATTAGGAATGACTTTGAACAGGATAGGATTAGATGCTTGGGCATTATATTGAGCTGTTTCCAGCGCCATAAACGCTTCACAAGTAAATGATGTCGCAACATCAGCACCATAATCTAAGTGCAAAGACGTAGCAGCAGCACCTGTGTACACAGACTGAGTACCATACTGGAACTTAGTATTATCCAGAGAAGGTGCAGATGTCCAAGTAGCAGTCAGAGCAGAATTGAATGTCTGGTCTTCATCAACTGCGGTATCAAAGTCGAAGAGAGCAACTTCGTTCGATTCAATCTTGTTACCAACGATGATGGTATCACCAGAACTATCATTGGTTACATTGGTAGGTCTGAAACCGATACCAGAATCTTGCTTCAGGTATGCTGCAGTAAGAACATTGTTGGTGTTCCAAGATACCTTGAACATAATTGCACGATGATCATTGAATGCATACTTGACATATGCACCAACGTCAATGTTACCAAAGACATCAAACTTGACACCTGTAGAGCGAATCTCCTCAAAGTTTCCTGTGGGAGCAAACATCTTTGTTACCGCAGGTGTTTTATAGTCATCTGGGGTAAACTTCATATACAGAACGCCAACCTTATTGCCAGTGGCAATTTGAGTTGCTGTAGCAGTCAGGAATCTGCTGCCATATTCGTCAATAGTAATCTTAGGTTCGGAGAATCTGAATGCAGTGTTGCCAAACTGTCTGCTCCAGGTTACTTCAATAGTTGCGGTATCGTAGTAAGTTTCACCCACGATGATGTTGCCAACACCAGTAGGATCACTAATACCAACAAACAGTGTGCTGTTATTGCCAATGTAATGAAGATCATTCAGTGTTTCATCACCACTTGTTGAACAGATCTTACGCTTTTCTTTGATTGTACCATCAAGATCCATCAAAGCAATCCACATATCGTTGGGATTGAGTGAGTTGGTATCTGTGTAACCAGCGATATACAGTTGACCGTCATCATCCAGTGCAACACCACTCATATAATCACGACGGGTACCACCAGAGATACCAGCAATTTCTCTCTGCCACTGAATAACTGCAGTTGGGTTATTAAAACCATCAAATCCAGAGATGAACTTAGCAACTACCAGGTCGGGGTTATAGTTCGGGTTGGATGTGTGGGGTTTTGTTTCACCAACAACATAGATGGAATGGGGAGAAGTGTTCTCAACGTAAATTCTAGTGAATACACAATCCTTATCTCCCGTTGCAGGTTGCAAAGGCAGCATTGTACGAGTCCACAGAAGACGACCGTCACTGTTGAACTTAGCAATCAGACCAGCAGAGTCTCCAGTAAGATCATCTGTCTGACCAACAACATAGAAAGTGCGATCTTCCGCAATAGCAACATCAGAGATCTTACAGATCCTATCAAAACCACTGCTATTTTCTTTCAGGACAGATAGTGCATATGCTGCTTTCTTGAATCTCTGGGGGTGAGATACTCTGATTTCTGGGGGATTGTCCTTATCATACTCAGATCCAGAGTTAATGATCTTAACTGTGTTAACAGCACCAGACTCTTCTCTGGTAATTGACAGGGCAAAGTCTTGACCAGATCCACTAACAACTTCGTAGGTGGGAGGAATATCTTCAGAATAACCGAGACCCTGTTGGGTAACAGTTACGCGCTCAACACCAGATACGACCTTGACACGGTATGTCTTGTTGGTTTGATCGATGATGGGAATACTGTCAACGATAATACCATCGCCTGCTCTGAGATCGTGCTCACCAGTTGTTGTAATACGACCATAAGGAATATCATCCTCAACAAAGGATGTGTATGCAGCAATGTCAATACCCTTAACCGAATTGACCTTTGCAGATGCACCATAACCACCAGTACCTTCATTGTCAAAGTACAGTTTATCGTTAACCTTATACGATACACCTGGATTCTCAACCACAAAACCACTAATTTGAGCATCCTCAAACTTGGTAGTGGTCTCAATTTCGATGTCAACTTGAGATCTGGTGGAGACACGAGGGTAGTAATCGAAGAGTTGCAGCACAGGTTCTTCGGAGATTTCCAGAAGAGTTTCAATTTCAGACTGCTGCAGAACACCATCACGGTTGATATCTTCAATCTCAAAGACAAAGGTATCACCAAATTCTGTTACCAGTTGATCGGTATCAGCGTTGGGTTGACGATCAATGTCGATATCAACATCTTCATAAGGATCTCTATAACGGACAACACCCTGAGGAATGTTCGTCTGAACAGCATCTTGATTGTAATTCCACTTATCAGGTGTGGAGTACAGTTGAGGACCAGCAATATAAGGGAATACTGGAAGACCTGCTTCAGATGCGTCAATAGAAACGAAATACGCATATACACCTTCGGGATAGTCGGGTGTCTTACAATATCTACCGTTATATTGGTCCAGATCACCCTGTTGGAAGACATACTCATAGTCTTCAATAAAGGAACCTGCAGGATAAGATGCCAGGACAGGACCATCAGCGCGAACAGGGTTCGGGTTTGTATCCTCATCATATAGAAGAACTGGTTTGATTCTGTAAGAAGAAGTGACCCTCTTAATACCAGAAGACTGGTCTGCGGCATCAATATAACCGTAAGGACCGTAGATTGGGTTACCATCAAATGCCCAACCAATGATCGGGGAGTGTCTCAGACCAGATGAAAGTTCTTTCAACTGTCCTGTAGAAGCCTCACGGAATACATTGTCACCGAGAACATATCTCAGTTGCTTAGGATCAGACAGGTGAGCATACTCGCCACCATACTGAGTGTTATATCCAGCAAAAACATATCCACGAGAAGGATCAAGGAGACCATCAAGTTCATTTTCCAGGTTACGAGTCCACTCAAATACATTTGCTTTGAATGTCGCAAGTTCGCCAATCGCTTCCAGGCGAATTGTAGTGGTTCCAGTGCTGTATCCAATACCACGGTTTTCTACGGTAACACCAAGAACTTTGCCCTTATCTTCACCAATGGTACCGATAATTGCTTTACCAACAGCACCATAACCATCGCCATTGATGACGACTCTCGGTGGAGATGTATATCCTCTACCAGATGCAATAATAGCGATAGAGACGATACGACCGTTGATAATAATCGGTTGTGCAACAGCACCCTCACCAGAATTCAATTTAATTTCAGGAGAAGATGTGTAACCAGAACCAGATGAAGTCAGAGCAATAGATTTGATCGGACCTCTAACTTCGGCAGTTGCTGTTGCGCCAGATCCCCCGCCACCAGAAATTGATACAGTAGGAGCAGAGGTGTACTGTTCACCAGGAGTTTCTACCAGGATCTTACTTACAGTACCATTCGTGATAACAGCAGTTGCTGTTGCACCGAAACCACCGCCACCAACAATAGAAACCAGGGGTGAAGATGTGTATCCAGTACCACCAGCAGTAACTTCAACGCTGAAGAGGGATCCATTAACAGTTACATTTGCTTCGGCACCTGATCCTCCACCACCATTAATTTCAATAGCGGGTTTGTTTGCAGCGTCATAACCTTTACCAGAATTGGTAATATCGATACCAGTGATGCCACCAAACTGAATCTTGTTCTCAGATTTATAGGACCAAGCAGCAACACCATTAACCCAAGCACCAATAGGACCAAACGAAATGTTCTCTCGACGAGAAACTGTCTCAACATTCAGTGGGAAACGAGATAGTTTGCGCTGGTTACCAGGAAGAAGTGCAGATCCAATGAAAGGACCAACCTTATAGTTGGGAATACCAGTTGTAGCAATATATGCGTGAGTATTATCGAAGAAAGTGTTTTGTACGTTAGTTGTATAGTCTTCAATGGAATCATTGATACTATCAACGTCGGACTTACCTTTATTAAGGTCAACCGACATCAGGATGTTACCCTGAGGTGCATTCGGAGCAGGTGCACTAATCTGATACGAGAAGATAGTGTCACTGATACGAGAAGTGACAGCGAATGTGCCGTTAAAGACTGTTGGGTTTGCACCGTAAATGGTTACCGAGTCTCCAACCAGCAGACCGTGCTTATTAGTTGTATAGACAGTTGCAGTCTGATTATTAAGACCACCAGGTTCAATATTGTTGACCTGAATCAGTTTCTTGACGTTATACAACCAAGAAGTGATTTTCTTATTAATGGAAGAAGAACCCAGCGATGCAACGTTCAGTTTGTCACCTGCCAGATAGTAGGAACCAGTATCATTCAATACGGTACCATTTGCTTCTGCAATACCAAGAATACGGAGTTTAACTTCGTTATCAAGACCTTTGTTGATATAGCAGAAGATGTCAGAGTAAATTTCTGTACCTGCGTCCCAATCCTCTACAATACCGTTCTTAGAACGAGTACATTCGATAAACTGGTTCAGAGACTTCTCTTTATATTGAACATACTCATTATCACCAAGAATAATCAAACCATTTCTTTCTGGCCAACCAATAGTAGAGTCAACCGTAATAATAGAATCGGTTGTGTTCAGAGGTTCTACAAGAGTGGTCTTGTAGGGAATAGTGAACTTACCAGAAAGGGTTTCTTCTGAAATTGAAAGTTCGTAGATAGTACCAACACCAGTATTGATAGCAATAACGTTTTCAACCAGACAGGTTGCATTTCCAACATTAATATCAACTGGATCCGCATACTGGAACAACTGAGAATCTTGGATGTCAAGTGGGTTGCCAGAAATAATTTCTGCACGAATAATCGTCTCTACACTCCAAGTTGCAGAAGACGGTTTGATCAGTTCATCTTTAGGATAAGAAACATCAATCTGTTCCGAGAAGAGGACCTTGAAGAGATATTCTGTTGCTCTCTTGGTACCTTTAGACAGATAGAAGTCTTTAATTGTCTTGATAATCTGCGGAGCATTGACTTTGGTGTAGTCAATAGGCGCATTAGGCAAGAACTGGTTTACAAAACGATTGTATAGAGTTTTTACGAATAGTGTATCCAGATTCTCGATTACTGTGCCTGCTTCGTGAGAAGAAACGATGCTATCAGATTCTTTAGTATAAACCTGGTTTGCTCTAATATCATACGAGGTTGTGGACGACACACCACGCTTACAGTTACGGAACTGTGAGGGTTGATAGTCTCTACCTTGGGAATGAATAGTAAATCCAGTAACTTCACCAAAACCAACGTTACAGGATGCTGCAGCCGCTTTAGGTTCTGCAATGAAGACAGTAGGAGGATTATCTTCAGAATATCCATCACCAAAACTGGTGATATTGATATCAGTAATCTCACCATTGAAGATAGTTGCTACAGCAGTTGCTCCTGTACCACCGATGTTATCTCCAGAAAGATTCTTACGATTATCTACGATATAAACAGAGGGAGCATCAGTGTAACCTTGACCGCCAGTAAGCAGTTCGATATTTGTTAGTTTGCCACCAGTTACTTGAACATCGAGGATTTGTGCGCCAATAGGATCAATAATACGGCATCTAGGCGCAGTAAGGTACCCTCTACCACGGGAAATCATAACAATCCCGTCTACTTGCCCTTCGGCATTCAAAGTTGCATATGCAGACGCAGAAATTGCATTTACCGCATTCTCAGAAGGCGGATCGATATAAACTTGAGGTGCAGTTGTGTATCTCAGACCACCTTCGAGTACGGTGATAGAACCATCAACCACGGAACCTTCCGCATCAATCTGAGAATCACTAATCTTTGCTCCACCAGGATTGAGGAATCTGATAGAGGGAATGGAGTCATATCCAGAACCAGAAGACTGAACATTGATACCAGATACTTGACCAGTAGTATCATCAACAGTTACTGTCGCTCTAGCAGGAATGCCAGAAGGATCTGCGGGTGTATCGAACTCAATTAGAGGGGGATTTGCGGAAGTATAACCTTGACCACCATCAATCAGTTGAATATCCTTGATACCATTGACAAGTGCTTCCGCAGTTGCGTTTTCACCAGTCGTATCATCTGGAGTCAGAACGGTAACTTTTGGTGTGAAATTAATTTGATATCCGCTACCACCATTCTTTACGATGAGGTCAATCAGTTGTCCATTCTCAATTTTACTGATTGCTTCTGCATTTTTGCCAAATTCTGGTGCAATAAGCTCAACAGCACGAACTGTAAGTTCATCATTGACACTAAGAGAAGATTTGAGGATAATATTATCCTGATAGATCGTATAATCCACAAATGGCGTTTTTACCCTACCATTAATTGCTACAAGACAAGAAACTGTCGAAAGTGGAATATATCTACTACCATTTAGAGTCAGATTGTATTCTGCTCTCTCTTCGTTAGCGTTTGCAACTGTAATTGCATCCAGTTCTCTTACAGGTACACTTGTGTAACCAATAAGATACTCAAGACGAGTAATTTCCGTAGATCCTTGAATAATCGTTGGAGGAGTCTGGAAACGAATCTGCGCTCCTTCCAAAAAGTAATCTACATTCGGTTTCAGTTGAATACCATTGACAACAACACGCAGATACTCTGGTGCCTCAGGTGTAACGGGCGTTCCACCGAGTGTAAGAGGGAATTGTGTTCTGGTACCATCAAAAAGAGTTTTGATGTTCTCAAGTTCTTGAATTTTTTTGTTAAACTCAAGAAGATTGACTCCAGGAGTGAAAACTACCTCAGGAGACTTGGTGATACTCTCGTAGAAGATGATTTCATCATCAATTTTGATAGTACCGTCCTTTTCGAGGAAGTAATCAATGTTTTCTACCGTAATGTTGTTATCATACGGTGAAACACGGTTCAGAACGACAGAAGATGATGCCAGGAAGTTGGGATCATACTCATCCGAACTAATATCTGTATAAGACAGAATATTATTGAGAATATCGTAAGGCTTGCCATACTTTTCCTGAGATTTGTAGTATTGAACTAGCAAATCTACAAAAGCCTGATCTTCCTCCCTGATAAAGGCAGGAATTTGGTCTTGTAACCTTTGGGATACCTTAACTGACTTCATTTTTTGTTATTCTTCTGTCTAAGTTAGAAGCAAGCGTCGAACTCGGGGAACTCGAACACTGTCGTCGGATAATCAATGATATTTATCGAGGTTCCGTCGAAGTTAATTGGCGTAAAGTCGAACGGATCGAAGTTGGGGACTACGGTTCCATCGATTGTGTAGTCGATGGTAATAACCTGTGGATTGAAGATCACAGGGTCTACTCCAGTGCCGATTGTGACCGCTCCAGAAGCGACTAGAACCGTAATCGGGATGCGTGAGGTACCATCTGGAGTGCTAGCAACATTTACAGGTCCAAGACAAACTTCGCCACTCTTATAGTTGACTGTTCCGACACCTTTTTTGAGAATAACTTCTTTTTCATCCAATTTTGTGACCATAATCAATTCACCACGTCCGTCATCTCGGACATTTACGGGAAGAAGTGCTGAAGTGTCACCATCAATAAATGTACTGGTGCTCAGAACTGAATTTGCAGTCAGTTGTTGTGATTGTACGGCAAGATCGAGCAGATTTTCCGTATATCCTGTCGAATAGAAGGTACCACTCTTAACAGAAGAGAATTTCGGGTCACAAGTACCAGCGCCTTCACCAGATCCAGTCGTTCCACCAGAAATATCACCAGGATTTACGATCTCATTGTCAAAATCGACACATTGAGTGAACGTTGACCCAAATGGGAACCCTTCAATGTTCAAACCAAGGGTCATTGATGTCTGGTTACCAACAATAGCGTTGTCAGAAGAGTCAACCATCGTCATAAATGCCGATGTATCAATTCTTCCGTTAAATCTGTTGGCAGAACCTTGAGTATTGTACTGATCAATAGCGCCTAAGACCTTCGATGCCAGCTCATTGTTGGAAAGATTCGTAGATCTACCATCAAAGAAGACGTAAGACTTGGGACGGATGTACATAGAGACAGGATCGATGATGACAGGTTCGATTGCTGCCATCGAATACTTCAGAAGATCCGCTTTGATGCGCTTTTTGGTAGTTTCGTTCAGTGCAGAACCACTCTTGGTCTTAACTGCAATGAAAACCTTGCCGTAAATGGGAGGAGAAAGTCTTTCACCACCATATGCAGTCACAGAACGTGCCTGAGGGTACACATATTTGGTAATGTACTCATAGTCAGTCTCAGTAACCGCTCTATTCTGCGCTGAGAATGCCCTAGGAGCGTTGAATTTGATGCTAACGATGTCTTCACCCTCTTCGCCGTCCTGAGAGGCGTCTACGGTCGCTATAGTGATCTGTGAGGAAGGGATAACACGGTTTAGGTTATCAATCGCACGACCAATAAAGGTAAACTTCTTACAACCGTTAGCAAGAGGACCGTCAGTACGTACATACTTGAGTCTGATGATCTCACCAGCAATCAATTCTCTACCAATGATACCGTCACCAAAGATGATCTTATACCTCAGGTCATCAGTTTCTTCCAAGAAGTATCCACGAGTGGTACCATCAACACCTACAATGTCATTAATACGATTGTATGTGTCAATCTCCTCAGATTGAGCGTTAGGTGAAATAGAAACGTACAGAAGATCTGTATCAACATTGTCTACAGGAATCTCATACCCGCGCTTCTTAACGTCCTGCACGGTGTATGTGTAGTTCAGCAGGTTACCCTGATATGCAACAGTTTTGGGGAATGACGCAATACCTGTCTGTTGATCTACTGCGGTTGTAATTGCAACAGGGAGAGTAAACAGGAATGATTGACCGTCTACAGAAGAAACAAATACATCACCCTGAGGAAGGGTTACCGTAGCGGGATATGCATTGCTACTACCCACCAAAGAAGTCTGCACAGAGAAGTTCAGACACGCCTTTGACGCTTTGATGGATCTTGGTGTATAATTAAGTTGCTTCGCAATCTTAACAACGTTGTCTCTAATCGTTGCAGATTCTAAGAATGCTTCATTCATTGCCATATTGGCATTGAACGAAGCGTAGTAAGTGTTATATGACAGTACGTCTAGCAGATAAGACGCAGCAGAACCATCAAAATCATAATCCGTAAACTCTTCACGAGTTCTTAGATAAGATCTGATAGACTCCTTAATCTCTGTAAAATCCAGAGAGGTTAAATTGGAAGGAATTGCTGCCATTTGTTAGGTTCTCTCTAAGAGGAAATCAACTGTTTGTATAAGAGTTTCACCAACGATAGTGTAATCAAGTTCAACTTCAATAGTATTAGTTTCTTCACCCTCCTTGACCCGTACACTATTGAGTACGACTCTGGGTTCAAATCTTTTGACTACGTTGGAAATCTCTTCTCTGATGTCCTCAGCAAGAAATACATCAAATGGTTCAAAGAGCATTTCTCTCAAGCGAGAACCTTTACGGGGTTGGAAAGGTCTCTCATAAAATCCAGTGAGAACAAGGTTTCTCACAGACTGCTTAATAGCATTCTCATTTTTAACTACAGAAAAATCTTCAGTATTGGGGTTCGGTCTGAATCCAATACTGAAGTCTTTGAACGCTCTACTGAGCGTCCTCTCTGCTCTAAATTTGTATGCCATTAATGCCAGCGTTCGACGTAATCATCGAAACCACCTGCACCTCCACATTGTCTAGAATAGCGATCCTTAGGGGGATCGTTGGGTTTCGTTCGGTTTAAGTATTTATCAGCTCTTGGATCAGTTATGAGTACCATACCTGACTCAATGAACTCTTGAGATTGATCTGGAATTGGATGGTTCGCCATTTCGTTCTCCCTACTAAGTAGTAGAACTTTTATAGCGGTTACTATCGCTGTGGTTATTTATCGCTTGCCTTGACCGCGATACTTCTTCTTCGCTTTGTTACGACTCGTGGCAGCATACTTTGTATTCTTACTGTTACCCTGACGAGTACACTTTGGAGTAGATACAATAATCTTTTTGCCAGAAAGACCAACTTTTGCTCGTGCCATAATCTTGTGTGTAGAACTCTGAAATTATAGCACTATCTATCCTGCAAGTACAGTGGGTGATCCATATGCAACCACAGATTTACACGGCCAAGAAACAAATGGTTTACCAATGCCAAGCGGGTCCAACATTCTACCAACAGGTCTCTTCAGAGCGTAGACTGTAAATGTTGTTGCTTCACACATACGGAAGTGACCAACACCACCCATATCCTCAACAGTCAACATCCCGCAAGTAGTTGGTGTTGGAATAAGACAGGTACCCTTACCGCAAGGACAAACATAGTTGATGATATTTGCTGTAGTTGATGTGTGCGGTGTAAAAACATCACCAAATAACATCACAGGCAATCCGTTTACAAGCACAGTTGCCCTAAGAGGATTGACCGCTTCAAGGGGAATTAGTGGTTGAGGTGCCCACCAACAGGTAAGATCCTTTAGGACGATGCCAAAGGGGATTGGGGGAGTACCACAGACTTGAGAATTGTGAATAGTCGCAGGCACAGGTAATCCGTGTCCAGAACACGGAAGACCGTTGAGTGATGCAAGTGGTTTTAGAATTCCTATTGCCATTTACAGTGGATCGAATGTAATATCGCACTCGTCAAAGTACGGGTTACCAAAGTTATTTAACGTTTGATCAAGCAATCGCGCAGCACCTGTAGAGAAATTTCTCCAAAGCATTGTCCCTTCATATGGTCCCATCTCAATCCAGTTGTTTTGGTTGATACGTTTGGGGTCAATGGCAATCGCTGCGTGAACAACCTCATCTAGTGCTAGACATCCCGCAAATGGTGGACTAGAACATATGTCTACCGCACTAATCTCACTACCATTGGCAGTATATCCAGAGTTAACTGTCAGAACTCCTTCATCTACAAAGTTATGCCAGCAGTCACTAGGGAACTGACCACCACTACAAGAGTCTAGAACAATCGAATTGTACGGAGCACTCACGGAGTTACCAGTTGGACCTGTAGTTGTGGTTGTAGTTGTTTCACCTGTTTCTGGGTCTGTAGTCTCCGTTGTAGTAGTAGCCTGCTCATACGAGAACCAGAACAATGGAGTGTACGCACTATAGTTGTCAGAAATCCAAGTTTCCAACTGATCAAGCTCTGTCATACCCTGGTTTAGTCCGTAATCGAACGTATTTTCATCTCCACCAATCGGAACGAACGTGTATTGTCCGTTACTTGACTCAAAACATCTGCCTTTTGCTGCACCATTACTGCAGGGATGCGTCTTTTGGAAGAGGTTACCACCACTTCCAGGGAATTTACGCGGTCTTGTGAGTTGTGGTCTGTTCAAAGACTTCAACCAGTTCATAAATCTGGTGTTTACTGCCGCGCCTGCACCACTAACATCACCCTCTACTTGAATACTGACGCTAATTTTCGCGGTATCTTGCTTAGAAGCACAGTATTTGAACGGCATATAACCGTAAACAATCTCATCACCGTCAGCATTATAAGAAACATAGGGGCAAGGAATGTCAAAAAAGCGTCTGGTACTGTATAAATTAGCGGTAGCAACCTCAATACACCCGCCTGGGAAGATTCCAGGCATCCCAGAACTCATTCTTTCCTTGATAAGGTTGGATGTTGGTTTGGATTGGG